ATGAGATGGAAAGCCGTGACGTGAACTTGACGCCTCCTGCTTTCATGCGCGCCGCGGCCCGGCAGGGCTTGAAGTATTACAAAGAGGGTTTTGCTGGCGACGGACTCACAGAAGCCACAGTTCGGGAAGCGCGAGCCATGGCGTCCGGCAACGTCTCTAAAGGCAAGTGGGTCAGAATCGCCGCTTGGATCGCACGGCACATGCCAGACCTTGACGCCCCCGCAGCGAACCCAGATAACGAAAAATACCCCTCCCCAGGGGTGGTGGCTCACCTGTTGTGGGGTTCTGGACCGTCGAAGCGTGCCGCACAACGCGCAATGGCTTTTGCGGAAAGAGTTGTCGCTAAACTAGAAGAAGAGAACAGAACGCTTATCAGCGTGGAGGCTAAAGACATGGCAAAAATTGAGACGCGGACTAACAACACCGAGTTTGAGGTACGCGAAGCCGAAGATGGAAACGGCATGACCTTTACGGGTTACGCTGCGGTGTTTGATTCACCGAGCCAACCCCTGCCGTTTACTGAGCGTATCCAGCGAGGCGCCTTCAAGCGTTCGCTGGCGGCCCGCAATGAAATCAAAATGCTTTGGAATCACGAGTCAGGTTCTATCCTTGGCTCTACCCGCGCAGGTACTCTTCGGTTGGAAGAAGATTCTTACGGTCTTCGCGTAACCGCTGATTTGCCTGACACTCAGCTCGGGCGCGACACAGCCTACCTCCTCAAAAGGGCCGATGTCCAAAGCATGAGCTTTGGTTTTTCTGTCCCGAAGGGTGGCGACGAATGGGTCTCCGCTAACGAGCGCGTGTTGAAGTCGGTAAGACTTTTCGAGGTTTCAATAGTGGGCGCTCCTGCATACGAAGCCACTACTGGCACGACCATGGTTCGCGGGCTTGACACCATCGCAGAGCGCGCTCTTGTTGACAGCGACGCTCTTGCCGACGCAATGTTGAAAATTGAGTCTGGTGCTGATTTGACCGACGAGGAAGTTGACATAATTGGCAAGGTAGTCGAAGAGCTGTCCCCGAAGACCGAAGTTGTCGAAGAGGAAAGCGAAGAGACTTCTGCCGAAGATTCGGTCAGCCCCGACATGCTGGCTTTGAAGAAGAAGAAACTAGAGCAACTACTGAAGAACATTTAGTCATGGCTACTAGAGAAGCTATTGCACGCACCGTCAAGGACTCCTTGGGCTATGCTGTACCATCTTTAGTAGACGCTATTGTTCAGTTGGACCACCCTGTCGGAGTGCCGGAAGTTCAGCGCGAAGACATGGAACCGATCAAAGAAACCCGAGTTCTGTCAGCCGCAGAGACGCGCTGAGAGGGTTTCCCCCCCAGTACCCCCCTTCAACTGGGGGGTCTTTTCTTCTTGTTGACAAAGTATTAGGTAGAATAAAAGGGTAGGCAGTGTCAGCACGTCTGCGTAAGAGTCTGCGTTAGCGCGACTGGTAAATATAACCCATTATTAGGAGATAAATTGTCTGAGTTTGTAAAGTCTCAGCAAGAACTTCGTGCCAACCTCACGGCTCAGATTCAGGAAACCCTGGACTCGGCTGAGGAGCGCGGTGGACTTGACGCAGAGACACTGAACAAGGTAAACGCTATTGAAGCTGAAATCCGTTCCGCGGATGACGCTATCGCTGTTGCACAGCGCCAGGAAGAGCGTAAGAACGAAGCTCACGAAGCTGCTCGCGGTTTTGTTCCCGCCGAGGCTCACGAAGAGCGCTCCGCTGGAGACATCCTCCGCGGCATCGCAAGTGGCGAGATTCGCGGACACGAGTTCGAACAGCGCGCAACGCTTGTTCCTTCCGCTAACACTGTCCCCAAGTCCTTCTTCGCTGAGGTCATGGATGTTGCACGTCTCGTTGGCCCCATGCTTGAGGTCCCGGACGTCATCAACACCACCTCTGGTGAAGATCTGACCTACCCGACTCTCACGGCTTACAGCGCAGCTACCCTCAAGGGTGCTGGCGCAGCCATCGACGAGTCTGAGCCCACCTACTCCAGCATCACCCTTGGTGCATACAAGTACGGTCTGCTCATCCCCGTTGCCGCTGAACTGGTAAGCGATGCTGGATTCAACATTGAGTCGCACCTCGCACAGCAGGCTGGTAACGGAATCGGTACCGCTGTGAACACCGCTCTCACCACGGGTGACGGGTCTTCGAAGCCTAACGGCATCGTGACCGCATCGTCCGAGGGTGTTGTTGGTGGAACCGGCGTTGCTGGTGCCTTCACCGCTGACGAACTCATCGACCTGGCTTACACCGGTGTTGATGGACTGGTTCGCCGTCTGCCCGGAACCGCTTACATGGCTTCCGGTGCCGCTATCGGCGCAATGCGGAAACTGAAAGACTCAGCTGGGAACTACTTGTTCCAGGTTGGCGTTGGACAGCCCGACCAGTTCGCTGGTTTTGACGTCGTGGAGAACCCGAACATCGCAGCCCCTGGCATCGATGCTAAGTCGGTCCTCTTCGGTCACATGCCTTCGTACAAGGTGCGTATGGCTGGTGGACTCCAGGTTGCTTCGTCTTCGGACTACGCATTCAACACCGACACCGTGACCTACCGGTTCACGATGCGTGTTGACGGAGACCTGACCCACGCCGGTCACATCCGCCACTTCGTTGGAGGCGCAAGCTAATAACGAAGTAAAAGACGGGAGGGTCGGAGTCGTAGGTTGCTCCGGCCCTTCTTCTTTTTGTGCCCAGACGCGATAGACTGGATGCGGAGGTTTTTTACATGGCAATTACTAATGGTTTAGCTACGCTCGATCAGGTCAAAACTAACTTGGATTTGACCGATTCGGTTGACGACGTAATGTTGGAGCTCTGCATTGAGTCAGCTTCACGTCAAATCGAGCAGTTCACGGAACGCATTTTCACTCAGGTGAGCGCGACGCGCATTTACACCCCAAGAGACTCGTATGTTGTTGAAACAGACGACATTTACACAATCACTACTTTGAAGACTTCTACCGCGGCTGACGGTGTTTTCGATGAGACCTGGACCGCCTCAGATTTCCAAACAGAGCCTTTGAACGGCATCTCTGGTGGCATTGTTTCGCCTATCACAAGCATTAGGGCTGTGGGCGACTACCTGTTCCCCCTTTCCGGCGGGGAAGCTACTGTGCAGATTGTGGGAACTTTCGGTTGGGACGAAATCCCGACAGCGATTACTCAGGCGTGCATTCTTCAGGCGTCTAGGTACTACAAGCGTGCGGACAGCCCGATGGGGGTGGCTGGTTTTGACGCCATGGGCGTAGTTCGGTTGTCGAGGATCGACCCGGACATTGCAACGCTCATTGAACCGTTCTGCAAGGTGCGGATGGCGTAATGACGGACATTACAGCTCTCCGGCAAGCGATTGCGACTAACCTTGCGACTATTTCTGGGTTGAGGACTGACTCAGAGGTGCCCGATAACCCGAATCCGCCAGTGGCGATTGTCGAGCTTGAGGGTATTGATTACGACGGCGCAATGCAACAGGGTTTGACTACTTTGATGTTCAAAATCATTGTTATTGTGTCAAGGCAGTCTGACAGGGTTTCGCAGAGATCTCTGAACGCTTATGCTTCGCAGGATGGTGCTCGCAGTATCAAGATTGCGGTAGAATCGGATAGGAGTCTAAATGGCAACGCGATGGACTGTAGAGTTCAAAGCCTAACCAGCGTCGGCTCTCTGGAACTGAACAACACAGAATATAGCGCTATAGAGTTTTCTGTAGCAGTATATGTATAAGGAGAAATAAATTGGCAAAATATGTCGTGACATCACAGAGCGTCACAATCAACTCTGTGGACCTGTCCGCTGACTGCGCTAGAGCCGAATTGGTCATCAGTTCTGCCGACGTGGAGACGACGGACTTTTCAAGCGGTGGCTTCGTAGAGCTTCAGGGTGGGCTAAAGAGTGGGGTTTTGAACCTCGACTTCCACGCTGACTATGCTTCAGGCAAAGTTTCCGACACACTTGAGCCCCTCGTGGGACAGGTAGTTACCTTCGAGGTCATTGCCGGAGGAGCCACTGTGGGCGCCGAGACACCGAGCTTCTCGGGTTCTGTCTTGATCAACAGCTTCACCCCCGTGGCTGGTGCAGTGGGCGACTTGGCCACGTTCAGCGTGTCCTTCCCCACCTCGGGAGCAATCACCAAAGCAACATCCTAACTAGGAGCAACATAAATGAAAATCAACCTACACATTCAGTTCGAGGACGGTACAGCTAAAGACGTAAAGTGCAACGCTGCGGATCTGGTTGCTTTCGAAAGAGAGTACGACGTTTCGGTTGCGAAGCTTGGGGATGACCCCCGCGTCGGATGGTTGTTGTACCTGGCTTGGCACTCTGAGAAGCGCACTGGTTCGACCAAGGAAAGCTACGAGAAGTGGCTGGAGAAGGTTGAAACGGTAGGTGAGTCAGACGAAGACCCAAAATCCAAGGGCTAGGCGAGAGCTCAGCCCACTGGTTTATAGCCGGTCTAGCCGTCGAAACGGGTATCAGTCCTAGAGAGTTGCTGGAACTTGATCCTAGAATGCTATGGACCATGCACAGGTGGTTGGTAGCAAAGAATCTGCCAAGATAAGGAGACCGCCCCCACTGTGGGGCGGTTTTCTTATTAGGTAGAATAGTAGAGAGATTGGCGGTGTGAAATGGCTTACGAGTATGAGTCGCAGTTGGCTGTAACTGATTACAGAATGATAATCCGCGAGTTGAACAAAATTGAGCCTGCACTGTCGCGGGGCTTCAAAAAGAACTTCAAGAGCATTGCTGAGCCTGTTCGTGACGGTATTCGGTCGAGCATCCCTTCGTCGGCTTCCGGCGTTCCGAGCGGGATGAGGAGAGTGCGATCCCTGACTGGTAAGACGTGGAACACTACGCGTAACGCGCGAACTGTTTTGGTCAAGTTCCGCGCCCCCAAAGCAAGCCTTACTAAAGCGTTGGGCATCATCTCTTTGCGAGTTGTTTCTCCGGCTACAGTCATTGCTGACATGGCAGGTAAAGGCGGCTCTAGCATCGACGGCCAAACTACTCAGCCTTACGAGTATCACATCAGGGGCGTGAAGACAACGCGTAAGCACAAAGTCAACGGTCAGGGCAAAGCTTTGATCGCCGCGTTTGGCACAACGCCGTCTCGTTACATTTACCCTGGCGCTGAAAGCAAAGGCGACGAGGCGAGGCAAAAGTTTTTGGACGCCGTAGGCGAAGCCATGGACACTATTGAACGGAATATAAATGGCCGGTAAAAGCGTTTTTCTAACCCTTGTCTCTAAGCTAAAGGGCAAGGGAATTGAGGAAGCCACTAAGGACTTCAAGAAGCTTGGTGGGCAGTTTGAGAAGCTAAACCGTAATGCGCTGAAGCTTGGTGCGTCTTTTGCCGCTTTGAAAGTTGGTCAGGCTGGCGCACGATTCATTGGTGATTCGGTCGAGCAGTCTCGTGACCTGACGAGGAACTTGAACGGTTTGCAGACCGTGTTTGAGGGCACGACGTCTCAAATGGTGGACTTTGCGAAGAACGCTTCTGACATGGGTCTGTCCATGAATCAGGCGGCTAAGGCTTCTACGTTTATTGGTTCGGTTTTGAAACAGTCTGGTTTCTCTATTGCTGAGACCGCTGATCTGACAGAGCGCCTGGTTGGTTTGGGTACTGACTTGGCTATCACTTATGGTTATGACGTCCAAGAGGCGTTGCTGGGTATGACAGCCCTGTTCCGTGGTGAGTATGACCCGATCGAGAAGTTCGGTGTCGCCATGAAGCAGTCGGAGATCAACGCTGAGTTGGCTGCTAGGGAGCTAGATAAGTTGACGGGCGCTTCTCGCCGGTTGGCTGAACAGCAAATCCGTGTCGAGTTACTGTTCGAGCGTGCCGATGACGCCCTTGGGCAGTATGCGAAGCAGGCTGGCACTTTGTTCGCAGCGCAACAAACCTTGCGGGCTGAGTTTACTAACCTTCAGTCCTTCATCGGTTACGCGCTTACGCCTGCGTTCGCTGAGCTTGCTCTAGCGCTGAGACCTTTGGTTGTGGAGCTCGCACCTGTCTTGCTGGCAACGTTCAAGGCTTTGATCCCCGTTGTGGAGTCGTTGACTGCTAATAAAGAGCAGTTCGCTAAGACCGTTTTGGGCGCCTTAGAGGTCTTGCTTGGTTTGGTCAAGGTGTTTGGCGCTGTTGCCACTGTTGTCTTCAACAACATCACTCTGGTCAAAAACCTTGCTATTGGCTTTATTGGTCTTCAAGTTGCCTTTGCTATCACGGCGGGTTTGAAAACCGCGTTTGATTTGCTGACCGGGGCGATTGCGGCTACCGCGGGGGCAGCTGCGTACACTAATAAACAGCTTGCGATTATGCGAATCCGCCTGGCTACGACTGGTATTGGCCTGATCGCGGTCCTTCTCGGTTCTGTAGCTGCCGCGTTTATGACGACTGGCAAAAAAGCCGAAGAGGGTCTGGGTACCGTTAGCGACTACCTTGATGAGGCCACTGAATCAACTCTAAACCTTGCTGACGAGGCGCCTGGCGCTTATGCGGTCCTTGAGGACATGGGCCAAAGCCTAGATGATGTTGGCGCTTCAGCCGCAAAAGCAAGTGACGCGGTGGGGGACTTCTTCGGCGGGCTCGCTGACGACGCAGCAAAACTGTCTGCCGAGCTCCAACTGGAAACACTTGGCGCTTCTGAGGGTCTCATCGAGAGAATCCTTGGCTCTGGCGACGAATGGTACAAGGTTTTTGAGGAAGTCACCCGCAATGGTATGGCTTCGGTTCAAGAAGTGCAGGCAATGTTCTTGCAGACCGCTTCAGGCTTTGACGAAGCTATGGATGCTTGGCAGGCAGAGTTTGACGCTTTCACTGACTTCAAAGAAGCAGCGCAAGAGTCTATGCGCGCCTTTGGCGAGTTTGTCCGCGAGTTTGAAATCCTGCCTTCGATTGCTTCTGAGCTTGGAACTTTTGAGCGTGCAGCCGTTGACCGGCTCTCGTCTATTGAGGAGAAGCTAAAGGACGCTTTCGACAACGGTTACTTGCTTGACGAGTCTTACCAGAACCTTCTGAACTACTCGCGCACAGAGTTGGCGGTCTTGCAAGACATTGAGAGGCAACGCGATCAGTTGCTTGCTCGCCGTGACGCTGCTTCTGCGCTCATCAATTCGGTTCAAAAGTCTGTCCAGGAATCCGCCAAAATTACGCAAATCCTTGGCAACGTGCAGGACACGGCTGAGGGCGTAGACGCGGTTCAGTTCGCTAAGCGTGTTGTCATCTCGGGGCAGAGCCTCAAAGAGTTCTCTACCGCTCTTATTACTAACTTTGCAGACCCGATCGAGCAGGCTCGCAGCAAGGCAGATCTGCTTGTTGACGGCTACCGCAGTGTTGTGGAGCGTACACGAGAGTTTGTGGAGAACATCAAGGCTTTGAAGGCTTTGGGTCTTGACCCGCAACTGTTCAACCAGCTTGTGCAGGCTGGCGTGGAGGCTGGTGGGGAGACTGCTCAGGCGCTTGTTGATGGCGGTGCTGAGACTGTCAACGAAATCAACTCTTTGTTTGGCGAGCTGGACGCTTTGGGCGCTGAGCTTGGCGAGAACACGGCACAGGTCATGTATGGGCAGGGTGAGAACTTTGTCAATGGCATTGTGGAGGGCTTGGATTCGCAACTTGGCGAGCTTGAGTCGATGGCTAACTCTTTGGCGGATTCGTTTACGACTACGTTTGAAGAGGTGCTGATTGCGGGTATTGAGCGTGCTATTGCTGCGGCTGAGGCGGCTTTGGCTCGTATGCCTAAAGCGCCAGGGTTTGACTACGCGCCTTCCGGCGGTGGTTCTGGTGGCGCTGGCGGTGCCGGTGGCGGCACTTCTGGCACAAGCCCGATTACCTCGCTAAGCCCGAGGGCAGTAGAGGGCGGTGACGGCGCTCCGCCTATGGTGACGCGTTCAGCCTTTTTTGATTCGGTCCGGGAACAAGTGGTAACTCCGGAACAACAGTTCCTAAGCGCACTTAGCGGGCGACCGGCCGTGCCTTACACTGAAACCAAAATAAACATTTACACTTCTTCACAACCGGACGCTGTCGCCAACTCTTTACGCAGGTTCACCAACACCAACAGTAGTTTCGACTTGAATCGCGCGCAAAACAGGCGAGACCTGCAATGACCGCCCCAACACCAAAAGTCGAAGTAGGGTTTGACCTTTCGGACAATCCGATTGCACCGCTGTTCAAACTTGACGACGCTGTGCAGGGTCGACTGGACAACACGGAGTACCGGCTTGGCGGGACTATCTTCTATGACCTCACAAGCTTTGTTCGCAACATTGACATTAGCCGTGGTCGTACTCAAGCGTTCTCGACGTTCCCGGTAGCTCAAGC